CGCCTTCGACCACGGCCCCCAACACGGCAAACTTACATGGGTCCGTGAAGCTGAGTTCCCACACGCGATTGCGGCCCGAACCAAGCCGGTTGAACCTGGCCCGAGCGCCGTACTCGCCGATCTTGCCGGCGCTGGCGGTCTTTTCATTGCTCCAGGTGTGCCCGCCGTCGCTGGAATAGCGCAGCATCAGCTTTGGGTCTGAGCCTTGCCCGACAGCCGTACCAACGCCGGTTTCCATATCCACTTGCAGCGAGCTATAGAACAGCCGGTTTTGCAGCCCTTCGGTCGTCGCCGTGGTGCGTATCCGCTTGATGGGGCCGCCGTCATCGGTGAAGGTATCCAGGTCCAGCGCATAGACTGCGCCGGTTTCATAGTCGCCCACCAGATGCGCGCCGTTGAAAAACACGCTGCAATTGGCCCTCCAGCGGCTCAGAACGCCCGTGGCCGGGTTCATCCAGGCGCGCTCATGCCAGGCCTGCGTGCTGGCGTCATAAACCCAGGTCTTTTGTGCCGCCGGGAAGGTCAGCACGTAAAAGATGTGGCCTTCCTGCTGATACGTGAAGGCAAAGGCGTCGCTGATCGTATGGCCGGCCAGCGCATGCTCCAGCGCGTGCGTGCTGATGCGGGTTGGCGTGTAGCCTGCCGCCCTCCAGACAATCCCGGAACCCTTGTCGTCAGCACCCAGCCAGAAAACCGTGTTGTCTGCCTTGCAGATGCTGCCCGCCGCCGCGCAGCCATGCTCGATGAAGGTGTTGCCTGAACGCTGGAAGGGAAAATCGCTTGAGCCGGTATTAACCCAGACTTCAGCACTCAGCTCACCAAACAACCAGAGTTCGCGGTGATCCGAAAGGTTGCCCACCGTGTTATCGGGCGAACCCTCGGCGCTGGCGAAATCGAGCGCATCCCATCTCAGTCCGTCATAGGGCGTCTGGTTGATCCAGAAAGACTGTGACCCGGGCTGACCGGTAACGATGAAATAGCCGTCCTGGTAGGTGGAGCGCTTGACGCCAGCCGGAAATCCTGCGGAACTGATGGCCGTCAGCGTGGACGTGGAGGTGTTGATGATCCAGCCGCCCATGCCATCCACGATCAACACCTGCTGTCCGTTGGAGCAAATACTGACTTCGCCCGATGACGTGCCAATGTCGCCCAGCGCGACAATAGCGTAACCTGCATCCACGCGGTAAACCGTATTGCCAGCGATCCACCAGCTAAACGCTCCCTCTTTCCATCCGGCGCGCACTGGTCCTTTGGGCAGGGTGAACTTACGCACCGTTCCGGGTGTACCGTACAGGGCCACGGGTGCGCGCGGGCTGGCGTTGTCCAGCTCCATATAGCAGTTGACAGAACGCTGGGCGTCGGCATTCAAGCTGCGAGCCTGATAGGCCGGACCGATGAAGGGCAATTTTGTTTTCATCAGTCAGCCACGCCAAAGCAGATCGGCTCGGACGCCACCGAGCTTTCGAGTGCGCGATTCTTTTTTGCATCCCAGCGCTGGGCAATCTCCGCGCGCTTGTCCTGCGGTACGCCGAACTTCAGCACCAATTCATTGGCCACGCCATAGCCCAGCGGATTGATCCAGTATTGCGGCAGGCTGGGCGAGGTCGTTGATGCGGCATCACTGACGATGCGCTGATACTGGATGGTCAGCACGGGATTGACCAGCGGAACGGGCCACAGATGCAAGGCGCCCAGCGGATCCACATAGAAATGCGTCGTGCTGCCTTTTGCGTCCCGGTTTGGGGTCGCCAGCCATTGCGCATGGTTCAGCTGCACCAATTGCACCTTGGTGCCCGTAGCCTGACTCCAGACCACGGGATAAGCGTAGTAGTCCGCTGGCAGGCTAACGGTCTGGCCTGCCGTCCAAGTCAAAGACGCTTCAGCCGACAGCGCGGGCCACAGATAGCCCATCAGCGGCAGTTCCTTGAGGACGCCGTTCAGCGCCTTGAGCGCCGTCTGCATGTCGCCGCTACTAGCTGTTTCGCCGTCCGACAGGATGCCCATATGCTCCAGCGCATCGGTGCAAATCTCGGCAGCGGTCAGCGTCCATGACGTTGCCATTTACAGGGCTTCCACCGAGTATTGGTAGGTCGGGATCGACACGGCTTTTTTCTTGCCGTCCGCATCCTCGATGATGGTCGTGATGATCGAATGCTTCAGCACGTCGAGGAAATTCTCGTCAATCGTCGCTTCGACGTTGCGTTTGTAGAGGTTCAGTTTGAAGTTGTGGCCGATCTCCACGTCGCCGCCTTCGCCATGGAAGGTGATCTTGTATTGCTTCAAGCCCTTTGGCTTGCTGCGTCCGTCAATTTTTTGATCTGTTTCTGTCATGCTTTGTCCAGTAAAAATAGAACCGAATGTGTTGGGGTTTTAAGCTGTAAGCGTTGCTACGTTTGCAACGGTTGCCTTAAGCGCCGTGATATCCGTCACCAAATTGGCAACCTGCGCCCGGATAGCCGTGACATCAACCAACAGCGCTTCGTAATCCAAGTCCATTTCAATGCTGTGATCACGCATTGCATTGCCCTTGGTGCGAATGTCTGCAATGTCTGCAACCGCCGAATCGAAGTCGGCCTTTTGCTCTACAGCGTAAGCCCGTAGATCGTTAATCGTGGCAATTGCAGCGTCACGGTTCGCGGCTGTATCCCATGCACCAGCAGCCGCACCAGTACCACCAGCCGGAGCCGCAGCCGGGATTACTGCTGCAATGGTAGTGGTGGTAGCGACCGCAATAGCAGCCGGAACCGCAGCAGCGATTGACGTAGCAGTTAATGTCGCTGGATTCGCGGCAGTGATGGCAGAGGGTGCCGCAGATACTTGAGCCCCAAACAAATCGCTAAGGATTTTTTGAAGATTGAAATCTTTGACAAATTGGAGGTTTTTAGAAATGCTTGGCATGGTTTTCCTTCTGGAATGAAAAAAGCCCGGAGGGTAAGTCCGGGCTTTTGATGGGCTGGCTAGTCAGGCGCCAGCCTGGATGCGCTCATTACGCGCTTGCAAGTGCCTCAATGCGCAGCAGCCATGCTTGATTTAGGATCGTGGTTACGGTCGTCGCCTTCCAGCCCACGGTCGAACGCTGCTCCAGCGGGTCAGCCGAACCGGCGGAGCCCAGCGCCTTGACGTAGGTCTGCATTGCCTGGCCGGCCAGTGGCGACACACCATAGGACTCGGCGGCAATGATCAGCGTGGCGTACACGTCATTGGTCGTGCCGCCCTTGTAGCCAGCGGTCAGAACGGTCGTGCCGTTGGCCCAGACCTTCGCATTCGTCGATGTGACGAAACGAATGTTCTTGTACGAACCGATTTCGTCCTCGATCACGCCCTGCTGCGAGCTGTAGTCCGACACGGCGCGGAAACCAGTGATCGACTCCAAGTCAAACTCGACATCAGGATGCACGATGCCGATATAAGCCTTGCGAATCGCACCCGTGCCGACGCCATCGCCCGCCATGATGCCTTCTTTCATAAACTTGGCGTTCTGGTTCTTGAGGAACCGGATGGCCTTGTCCAGGTCAGGACCGGTCAGCTTGTTGACCAGCGCCAGACGGTTGGCAACGCCGGAGGCAAAGGCTGCATTCGAGCCAGCCACCAGCACATCGCGGCGCGTCAGGTCAATCGTGGTGCCGGCCTGGTCGCCCAGAACATCGGTGGCCTCGGTGACTACCGGGTCTTGGTTGACCATGCTGACCATGTCAGACAGGGTGATGAAGTCGCCGTACTGCGCCAATGTCGAGGTGATGTCGGTCACCGCGAGGCTTGAGCCGCTTGGCGTGACGCCCTCAGTCAGTGCCGTGGTGGCAGCAGCCAGTTGCGAGTAACGGCGGAACTTGATCTGGTTGCCGCTGCGCATTGCAATTGGGCGCTTCTGGCCGAAGCGGCCGTGGACGTCATTAGGCTGGGCGCGGCTCAGCAGGTTGCGATCGTAAAAGGCTTGAACGCCCGGGGCGACTTGGGAAATGGTGGTGGTTGCCATGATTTACTTTCTATCGGGCTAATAGCCCTTGACTCTGCGGACTTCCTTTGCAAATTCCGCATCGGTCATGTTTTGGAAACGACGAACATCCTCCAGCGCGGCGTCAGGGGAGGACTTGACGCCCCCGCCTGAACCCGCACCGGGGACACTCATCGCCGACTTTTGCGCCAGCTTTGCAGACTCGGCAGCGAAGCGCTTGCCAATGTTCCGCTCGGCGTGCGCCAGCTTTTCTTCAGTGATTTCACGGATA